CTGGCCTGCAGCTGGTGACGGTCAACGAGCGATACACCGATCGCGAGCACCCGTTCATCAAGGCCGAGATCGACGCGGAGACGGCCGGCGGCGAGAACGTCGAGATCAAGACGGTGCACCCGCTGGCCGCGCGCGATTGGGGCGAGGAAGGCGCCGACGACTGCCCGGTGTACGTGACCGCGCAGGCGCAGCACGGGCTGATGGTGCGGGCCCGCGACCTCTGCTACGTGCTCGCGATGATCGGCTTCGACGACGTGCGCGTGTACCGCGTCGAGCGCGACGAGGAAATCATCGCGACGCTGCGAAAGCGCGAAATCGAGTTCTGGCAGGAGCACGTGCTCACACGCACGCCGCCCCCGCCGGCCAACGTCGAAGACCTGCGCGTGCTCTACCGGCGTGACGCCGGCAACGCGATCGAGGCGACGCCTGAGATCGTCGAGCGCATCGCGCGCCTGGTCGACCTGACGCACCGGGCGAAGGATCTCGAGCGCGCGATCGGCGACGAGAAGGAAGCGATTCAGCTGTTCATGCGCGACGCCGCGAGCGTGACGATCAACGGCAAGCCGGCGATCACGTGGAAGTCGCAGACGAGCAACCGCCTTGACCAGTCGGCGCTGAAAGCCGCGCACCCGGACCTGTTCGAGCAGTTCAAGACCGCGAGCGAGTCGCGCGTCTTCCGCATTCGCTGACCCCTACCGAGGAGCAACCATGTCGAATCAAGCCCTCCGCGCCGTTACCAGCGGCACCGCCGTCGCCGAAATGAAGCCGAAGGAGAAGATCGCGCACCTGCTGAATCAGCGTCGCGGCGAGATCGCGAAGATGCTGCCGAAGCACCTTAACGCCGAGCGCCTGCTCAAGGTGGCGCAGATCGCCGCCACGACGACGCCGGCGCTGGCTGAGTGCGACATCCCCTCGCTCATCGGCGCGATCGGCCAGTGCGCGCAGATGGGCCTCGAGCCGAACACCGTGCTCGGACACGCCTACCTCGTGCCGTTCAACACGAAGCGCAAGGATGCGCAGGGCCGAGAGCGCTGGGTCAAGAGCGTGCAGGTCGTCATCGGCTACAAGGGATTGATCGACCTCGCGCGCCGCTCGGGGCAGATCGCCAGCATCGCCGCGCACGAAGTCTGCACGAACGACCACTTCGAACTGGTCTACGGGCTCGATGAAAGGCTGAATCACTCGCCCTCGATGGGCGAGCGCGGCGAGGTGATCGGCTTCTACGCGGTGGCGAAGCTGCAGGGCGGCGGGCACGCCTTCGAGTTCATGAGCGTGCACCAGGTGCGCGAGATCATGGCCGCGACGCAGAGCAAGGGGAAGTACGGCCCCTGGCACGACCACTTCACCGAGATGGGCCGCAAGACCGTCATCCGGCGCCTGGCGAAGTACCTGCCGCTGTCGGTCGAGTTCCAGACGGCGGTGGCGCTCGACGGCATGGCCGCGGCCGACAAGGATCAGCAGCTCGACACGATCGACGGCGAGTTCACGATCGTCGGCGAGCACGCCGAGATCGAGCACGACGCGCCGCCCCCCAACATCGACGCCGAGCAGGCCGCGGGGCTCGAGCAGGCGACGCAGGGCGACGCCGACGTCGCGCCGCGCATCACCTTCGCGCAGCTGATGGAGCGCTTCCAGTCCGCGAAGAGCCTCGACGACCTCGACGCTCTCGGCGACCTCATCCAGACACTGCCCGCCGACCAGCAGCCCGACGCGAGCAACGAGTTCGGGCGGCTGCGCAAGGCGCTCAAGGCGAAGGAGTGAGCGTGCGGGTCCACAAGAAGCGAGACGGATTCCTGTTGGTGGACGACGGCGGGAGCGCGCGGTTTCTCACGCGATTCGAGACGCTGCTGTGGCGGCTGCTTCGCATCCAACCGAAGAAATGACCACCGCCCGGAACGCCGCGGGCTCCTCCTCCGACCAGGCGTGACCGGCCGAGAGCGGCCTTCTCCTCCACCACAACGAACAGGAGCACGGCAATGAAGATGGTCAAGGTCAAGAGCCCGAGCGAGATCAAGCTGCAGGGCATCAAGGCGGACGCCGAGTTCGTCGACGGCAAGCTGCACTCGCTCACGCTCACCGACGAGAACGGCTCGACGCTGAAGATCGGGCAGGACTACTACTCGCAGTTTCTCGTGCTCGTGCCGGCGCCGCCCGAGGTGAAGCGCGTGCACCGGGTCACCGCCGAGCGCGAGGACGTGCGGATGCAGCCGCTCGACTTCGAAGAGCCTGACGAGGCGCAGCGCAAGGTCGACGAGCTGCGCACGCTCGGCTTCGAGGCGAACGTCGATCTTCTGGAAGTCGAGGTCGTCGAGTGAGCCGCCGCATCTACCGTGTCTCATCGGCCCGCACCGGCGACGAATGGCTCGTCCGCGCGCACAACCAGGCGCAGGCGATCCGCCACGTCGTGAAGAGCGAGTACCGCGCGGCCGTCGCCGGGCAGGAGACGCTGATCGAGCTGCTGACCACTGGCGCGAAGGTGCTCGACACCGACGACGAGCCGGAGCTCGAGCTCGACGACGAACCGCGCGAGGTCGAGGCGTGAGCACGCTGGCCGAGAAGCTGCGCGAGTCTGCCGCCCGCTGCCGTCACAGCATGCACAGCATCGACCCGGCGCTGTGCGACGAGGCCGCGGCCGAGATCGAGCGCCTGCACGCGCAGATTGCCCAGATGCGCCGGGCGCACAACGCCGAGATCCGCGAGATCGAGCGCGACGCGCGCCACGCGATAGGCGACGCCGCCGCCGAAGAGCGCTGGAAGGCAGCGCAAGGCGACGAGTACGGATCGTACTGACCCCACCACCAGGAGCCCCGCCCGATGTTCTCCCTCGAGAAGACGACCGCGAAGATCGCTTCGTACAACGCCCGCAGCGAAACCCACGGCAAGGAAGAGGTGCCCGCCTGCGACATCCGGTTCGAAGTGAAGGTGCCGAACGACGTGCTCTCCGAGTTCGGCTCGCAGCTGCGCGCCGCGCTGTACTGGAAGAGCGAGCAGCCGCAGCAGGCCCAGCCCGAGCAGGGCGAGCTCGACGCCGTCGAGCCGGTCTCGGATCTGCCGAATCTGCGAAACCCGAAGCTGCGCGGTCCCTTCGAGATCGACTACGAGGGCGCCGGCTACCTGCTCACCGTCGACTACGGGCTCGGCGGGAAGTCGGCGATCGAGCTCGGCGATTGCAAGGTCAACGACGTGAAGATCAACCCGCACGAGGGCGGCTCGGTGACGCTCACGTTCCGCGTCTCGCACTCCGACGTCGACGAGAAGGCCGCGGGCCGGCTCTCGCGGATGGTTAAGCGCGAGACGACGATCACGCTGACGCCGCCCCAGGCCGAGAGCGAAAGGATCGCGGCATGAGCGCCGTCACCGTCAAGGATCTCGTGCCCGGCATGGCGATCATCGCCGGCAACCAGTTGAGCAACTCGACCGGTCGCCCGGTGCAGGTCGTCATGGTCGCGATCGACTTGTGCGGAGACGCCAACGACATCGCAATCGGCGCCTTCAACCTGACGCGCGAGAACCTGATCCTCGCGCTCGAGGGCGTGCTCGGCGCGCCGTCTACCGCGCCGATGCTGTCGTTGCAGGGGCGGTACGTCCCGCCGCGCGTGGTGAGGCGGGAGGGTTCTTGTACGAAGCACCTGCCGAGTCGCTATGGCGATCGGCTGGCATGGGGAGGGAGGATCTGATGCAGAACGCATTCGACGAAATCAGGAACGCGATGGCGCAGGCAAGGGATGCGCGGCGAGCCGTCGATCAGCACGCGAACGCGATGGCCGATCTGCTCGAAGATTCACTGCGTTCCGTATCTGGCTACCGCCTCGCGAAGCTCAAGCGTGCGCTGCGAGATTTCAACATTCACACCGGAAGGTGGATGTCGAAATGACCGACTACCAAGCCCTCGCCAAGCGGCTCGAAGAGAGCGCATCGGCTCTTGAACGCGCCGGCTTCAAGCAACAGTCCGCAGACGCCAGCACCGCCGCACAGCTTGCGCGGGGGCGGGCAGAGGCACCGGAGCCGGTAGCGTGGATGTTCCCTCGCCGCTACGGAAGCGGCCTGTCGTTCGTGCGCCCTGCTGACTACTTCGATGAACTGACGGAGAGCATGGTGACGCCTACTCCGCTATTCACGCATCCGCCCGCCCCACAGCCCGCAGCGCAGCCGCAGAGCGAGCCGACCGAGGCGCAAGCCGCCCGCGACGTTCTCGCCGAACGCCGCCGCCAGATCGAAAGCGAAGGGTATACGCCCGCGCACGACGACGAGTATGACGAGGGCGAAATGGCGCGGGCCGCCGCCTGTTACGCGCTGTCGGCAGTCGGCGTAAAGGGCAATGACATTGCACAGTTGCGCTTCTGGCCGTGGGCCGACGAATGGTGGAAGCCGAGCGACCCGCGCCGCGATCTCGTCAAGGCTGCTGCGCTGATCCTCGCCGAGATCGAACGCATCGACCGTGCCGCGCTCGCGGCGAAGGAGTGAGCGATGACCCCGGCCGAATCGCGCCTACGCGAAGCCGTCGAGAACGGATACCCGCACCACACGCTGACGCTCGCGGATGCGCGCGCAGTGCTCGCCGAGATAGACCGCCTGACCGCCGAGAACGAGAGGATGCGCGCGGTGCTGTCCGCCATCAGAAGCTATGCCGACGATACGGTCAGCACGAACTCGCGTGACATCGACGACTGGCGCAGGGATGTTTTTCACCTTCGCAGCGTTGCCGGTGCCGCGCTCGCGCAGGCAAAGGATATGAGCACATACGAAAATCTCGACGCACTGCTGGTCGCACGCATCGACACTCTACTCGGCGCGACGTTCCTCGAAATGCAGTCGCACGGACCGATCGCGATCGAGGCCGGCATGCTCGGTAAAAAACTCAAGCGCGAGGACTTCCGGGTGATCGACGGGCGGCTACAGGCGCTGCGCAAGCGGGGCGTGATTCGGTTCGATAGGCCTGTGTGGCGGCTGAATGGGATCGACACCGGCGACCACGTACATCACAAGCCGACCGGCGAGAACTAGGCGGGATGCCGACCTGCGTTTTCTGGAAGGATTTCGTGAAGAAGTTCGTACCAGCGGAGAATCGGTGATGCAACACCTCTACTACAAGCTCGTCGGCCGCAGGACAGTACCTGTCATGTCGGCGCAAGCGGCCTTCACCGGCGACCGGCGCATCGCCATGACGGCGATCGGCAATGCCGAGGTGAGCACGGTATTCCTCGCGCTGAACCACGCCTACGGCGACGGCCCACCACTGCTCTTCGAGACGATGGTATTCGGCGGGCCGCTCGATCAGGAGCAGGAGCGGTGCAGCACCTACGATGAGGCCGAGGCGATGCACGAGCGGATGTGCGAGCGTGTGCGGCTGGCGAAGGACGCGGAGGCGCGGTGATGAACGACGCCCCCGACTTCGAGACGATGATGCATTGGATGCAGCGCGCCGCCGACGGATGCGATCTTACCGGGCGACCGGAGGCAGCACTACTCTGGCGCGACGCCATGCACTACCTGCGATCCCAGCAGGCCGAGATCGAGCGGCTTCGGTTCGCGCTGCTGTCGCAGGAATGCCGGGAAGCGTTTAAGGTCGGGGAGGCGCGCGGCTGATGCTACTGACCGCCGAAGAAGTAGCCGAGCGGCTGCGACTTGATCTGCGGACGGTGTACGCTATCGCCGCCCCGAAAGGCCCGCTCCCATGCCATCGGTTCGGGCGTGCCGTCCGGTTCGCGGAATCCGACGTTCAGGCATACAAGGACGCATGTCGTACTACTTCGACGAAGAGCGCAACCGCTGGCGCTGGCAGTTCAAAGCGACGATCGACGGGGAGCGGCATCGACTTAGCCGCCTCCTTCCTCGCGGCTGGAGTGAAACTCAAGCGCGGCGCTACGACGAACAGGAAACGGCGAGAACCTACGCTCGTCTGTCTACCGGGAAGCGGATCAGCACCGTCCCGCTGATCGATGAAGCCGTCGCGCTTTATCTGCGCGAGCGCGTCCCGGAACTCAAGGACGGCAAGAACTCCGCGCTGAATCTCGTCCACCTTCTGGACGACTACAAGGGCCGTGGCCTTGACGAACTAGGCAAGGTGGCCCGCAAGTACGCGAGCAAACACAAGGACGACCTAGCTCCCGCCACGATCCGCCAGCGGCTCGCCACGCTACGATCTGCCGCGTCCTACGCGCTCAAATACCACAGCATCGGTTCAAAAGACTGGATTGCCGCGATGCCGATGCCGAGCGTGAACAACGAGCGGCACTTCTACCTGCGGCGGGCCGAGGTACTCCAACTGGCTCGCGCGATTCACGACTTTCCTACACGCGCATGGGTGCTGCTCACCTTCGCCACCGGATCGCGGCCGGGAGAGTTGTACCGGGCCGAGCCGATCGCAGACGGCGCGTACTTCCTCATGCCGGAGCCGAAGAACGGCGACCGGGAAATGAAGCCGGTTCTCCCGAAGTTCCGCCGCTACGCTCGTCATTGGCCGCTGCCGCACGACTATTCGTGGCACAGCCGAGTGTTCCGCGAGGCGCGAAGCGAAGTCGGCATGGAGCACATCGTTCCGCACGATCTGCGACATAGCACCGCCTCTGCCTTGCAGGCAACGGGCGCCACGTTGAACGAGGTCGGGAAGGTGCTCGGGCACCGGACGGCGCAGGCGACGAACCGCTACGCGCACCTGTACGCCGAGCGGAAAGCCGAGCTGTTGGCGACGATTTGGGGCAAGAAGAAGCGCGCCTGACTCTGGCAGAAACGGCCCCACAGAGCACCGTTTCCCTATGAAGCCCACGGATTATGAGTCCGCTGCTCTAACCAACATGAGCTAGAGGCCCTCGTAAAATCAACTGCTTACGATGCGCATGGAGAGCATGGAGCCCATGCACAGCATGCATTCGTGGCAGAAACGGCCCCACAAGATCCATGCTGCGACGCGCGTAGCGCCCCCAGGAACCGCCGAAACGGCCCGGCGGTAGGGTAGCACCAGCCGACCCGCGATCGGCGCTCCTGTAGGCGCCTCGCAAGCCGCTCGGCCTACGCCACCCGGCACGCTGCCGGCATGCACCTGCTGATCCTGCCCTCCGGCGCCGTCCTGGTCGTATGGCCCGACGGGCGGGCGGTGCGCATCGAGGCCCTCGGCAGCGCGTGCCCGGCGGTCCGGTCCGCGTAGATCCACCGGTAGCCCTGCGATCGTGCCCAGCGGGCAATGAGGGCGAGATGCGCGCGCGTGACGCCGGAGCCCGCGAAACCGCGCAGCACCAGTTCGTCCTCGGAGAGCCGGTCGGCCGTGCAGATCGCCGAAAACGGCGGGTGCCCGTCGTCCTCGGCCGGCGGGCCGTCGAGGATGCGAATGAGCCCTGCCAGCGGCTCGATGGTGATCGCGGCGCGGCCGGATTGCAACAGCATCACAGGATCGACTCGAGGTAGCGCCGTGCCAGCCGGTGGGCATCGCTGAGCCGCGTCGTGCCGGCAATGGCGCGCAGCAGCGCGACGAGATCCCGGTGCCGCTCGGCGGAGTCCCGCAGGACGCGAGCCACACCTGCGCGTGCCTCGTGTTGCTCCGACAGCCTCTGCGCCTCGATGGCGGCGCGCGCCATGCGTCGATCGAGCCGATCGAGCTGCTGATCGGCCGTGCGGTACGGCACGGCTCAGCGCCGGAAGATGCCGAGCGCGAGATCGATCAGGCCGGGCCAGCGGCGGGCGACGTACACGCCGGCGGCGAAGGCGATGAGAGAAGCGATCAGCGTCATGGCGCTCTCCGGTGTCCCTGTGCCGACAGGTAGTAGTCGATCGCGGCCGATTCGCCCCACGGCAGCGGAAGTCCCGCGAACCCGAAACCGCCGTCTCCGTGTGTGGGCTCCCACAGCGTGTACTCCGCGGCGCCGGCCTTGTATTTCGCGATGTCGATCGTCTCGTCGGCAGGCAGCGCCTTGCTCATGGCCACCAGCCCCTCTGCGGCCGAGCCGAACATGAGCCGGCCTTCGCCCACGCCGACCGCGCTGCCGTAGCTCACGGGCGCCCACGATTTCGCGCGGCCCGTGTTCGGCGAGCCGGCGGCGATCGTCGCGTAGGCCCACTTCTTCCACGTACCATCCGCCTGCGGCACGAACGCCTCGGGCCATCCGTTCGTCATGACGGTCCACGACGTCGAGAACACCGTGTGACGCGGCCCGAACGTGCCATCCGACACAGCGAGCTTGATGAAGTTGCTGTTGTTGTCGGTCTTGGGCCGCGCGACCGTCTGGATCTCGCCGGTGTCGAGATGGACGCGGCGGATCTCGGCTTGCGCGACCGACCCCCAATACAGCCAGCGGTCCATCACCGCCATGCCCTCCGGCAGCAGGCACGGCGCGGTACGGCATGCTTCCAGCGTCGACGTGCGAATGACGAACCGATTCTGTTGCTGGACCGTGGCGAACGCGCCGTAAGCCGGGCCTTGCACGAGGACGCGCACCAACTCTCCGGTGCCCGCGTGCACCTCGACGATGCGGTTGGCCTGCCGTTCGCTGATGGCGATCGTGTCGTATCCCGTCGAGACGACGTCCCAGCAGTCCGGGCCGCGCCAGAACTCGGAAATCACCGGCGCGCCATGAATGATCGGGGAGAACTGCAACGCGACTACGCGATCCATCTGCGAGTCGGCGAGGAACGAGCGCACACCGATTTTGTGCGGCTTCTGCCAGACGTCAGAGTGTCCGGGCTCGGGCGGCAACTCTGCCGCAGACTCGTCCGTCTCGGTGGACCGCTGCCACCAGGCATTGCCCCACAGCTCGCGGAATTGCCGGCGCTCCGCCGGGACCGATGGATCCCACTCGCCGACGAACTCCATGTCCTGCGGCTCGGCGGCGGTTTCACTGCCCCATCCGGTCGGCGGCGTCTCGCCTTCTTGTCGATGCCGCCAGCCGGCAAGCGTGTGCACGTAGCCGTCCGCATGGATGCGCACGAAGCGCCATGGTTCGCAGACGTAGAACTTGTCCCCTCTCCCGACCATCACGTGCGTTGGCATCGTGATCGTGCCGCGGCCGCGCGGCCCGTCGAGCAAGGGGAAGCGCGGCGTCTTCGCGATCAAATCGCTGAAAAAGTATGCCTGCTTGTTGAACGTGCTTACGGCGCCGTACTTGTTGCGCACGAGTCGCCGAATCGTGCCAGCGCGCGACGGCGCGATGTTCGTGCGCACGAGTGCGTCACCGACCGAGACGGGCGGGTGCTCACGCGGCAAGAGCGGAAGCTCTGTCGGGCGGAATGCAGAGGGGATCGCGCCGAAGAAGGACTCCGGATGGTGCTTGACCCATTCGTAGGAGCCGGAGACGACGGGAGCCGGAGGCGGATTCTCGACCTGTGCACCGGAGCGATTCAGGAACACGGCCCACGGAACAGTGACGCCAGCGCCAAGCACTTCGAGACGCAGCCACGTCTGGTCCGGAAGCGGCGCGAGATCGAGCGCGAACGTGCCGACCTTCGCTCCCGAGCACGTCACCTTCGCTCGTTCTTCGCCGTTCACGAGCAGTCGATACTCGCCGTTCAGCGGCAGTTCCTTTCCGCCGCTCACGAAGTCGAAGCAATGGAAGGAGATCTTCGCCGTCTGCCCAACGAGCGTGGTTGCATTCTGGAACCGCTCGTACCGGCTGGAGCGATGATGCGTCGTGAGCAGCAGCAGATTGGTGAGCGGGATCGGCGTGCGTGCGAGCGCTCCTTGCTGTGCGGGCGGGTCTTCCGGCTCGGTAGGATCCTCCGGGTCAACAGGCGGATCGGGGTCGTCCGGTGGATCGGGATCGGCCGGTTCTTCGGGCGGGTCAGGATCGGTGGGCGGCTCGTCCGGCGGTTCGACGGGCGGTTCTTCCGGCGGATCCACCGGAGGCGTGCCATCCGCCACCACGCGCTCGAGGACGGCGATGCGGATTTCCAGGGCATCGGTGCGCGCGGACAGCGCGGCAAGATGTGCGTCGAGCAAAGAGCCGGGGGTATCGGTCATGGTGTTACTCCTGCCGGGCGTACGACGTCCCGGACGTACTGCTGCAATCCATCGAGCCGCGCTTCGCAACTCGCCATCTCGGTCTTGGCCTCGCGCACGGCCTGCGCCGCAGCGTCGATCGGCACGCGGCCGGCGCCGTCAATGCGTGGCCACTGACATCCGGCCTGCATCGTCCACGCGGGCGGCGCCGGCATCGGGACGATCACCGGGCTCGGCGTTCCACAAGCGCAGCCAGTCAGCAGGCAGGCTGCGGCAATCAGCATCGGCCTCAACGCGGATCTCCCTCGTAATGGTGCGCACCCGCTCGGAGCGTGCACGCAGGCGCTCTACCTCGATCGACAGTGCATTGCTGCGCGCGACCGTCTCGCCCACCGCCAGCGAGACCGCCGTCATGCGCGCGTTCTCGGCGGCGAGTGCCTCTTCGCGCGTTACCTGCGCGCCGTGCATCCGACCCAGTCCGTAGAGCCCGCCGAGCAGGCAGGCGACGAACAGCAGGCCCCCGGCCCAGACGAGCAGATCTCGGCTCATAGCACCCACGGAAGCAGAAACAGCACGATCACGCCGAGCACGAGCAGGTCGATCAGCAGCGTCATGGCCGTACCGTCTCCGCAAGTCCGTCGGCGATCGCCACGGCGGCGGCGCGCTGCACCTGCTCATCGAGCAGCATCCGGCGCTCGGCCTCATTGGTGAGGAAACCCAACTCGCACAGGATCGCCGGCCGTTCGTAGCGCAGAATCGCGAGGTCCGTGCGCTGCTTGGCCCCGCGATCGCGCGTGCCAAGCGCCGCCACGAGCCGACGCTGCACGGCTGCTGCTACCCACTGCGACGCCAGGTACAGCGTCTCGGTGCCGTGCGCCTGCGGTGTCATCGCGGCATTGCAGTGGACCGAAACGATGACGTCGGCATCGAACGCTCGGGCCTTGGAGACGCGATACCGAAGCTGGCTCGCCTGCTCGTTGCTCTCGCGGGTCATCATCGACGGCCAGCCGCGGCGCGCGCACTCGTCGCGCAGGAAGAGCGCAACCGCGAGCACGACGTCGGCCTCGCGCACGCCGCCGGCAACGGCGCCCGGGTCGAACACGCCCCACGTCGCGTTGGCGAGACCGTGTCCGGGGTCGATGCAGACCCTCACGCCCACTCCCGCAACCGCTGCTCGACCGCTGCACGATCAGCGCGCGTCCGGCAATGCAGCCAGCGGGATGCGCCCCACACGCAGGCACCAGCCAGGCACGCCATGAATCCGACGAGCCACGTCATCGGCGTGTGACCGAATCCCGCGAGCGAGAACATCGCCACACCGCCCAGCCAGAACGTCCCAACGAACCCTCCTGGGATGTCCGGATGCAGCGCGACAACTACGGCGGTTGCCATGACGACGACGAGCGAGGCCCAGTACAGCGCAACGAGCACCATGTCAGCCTCCGAGGCGAAAGAGCTTGCGGATGAAGTCACGTGCGAGTGTCGGAATGCCGACTTCCTTGATGGCGCTCATCAGCTCGCCGACGACCGCCATTCCGAAAAGACCGACGACGAAAACGATGCCGCTCTCGATGCGCACCGACTGCACGCCAGACAGATCGGCGATCATGGGACCGACCGTTGATGCCGCGGCGAACCCGCCGATGGCAGCGATGGCGCGATCGGTGCGCGTCGTCTCCGCCGGCAACCACCGCAGCGCGATCAGTGAGCCGAGCAGGCCCGGCCAGAGCTTCGCCACTGCCGCGGCGAACGCATCAATGAGAGTGGGGTTTGCATCGGCCATTCACGGCTCCAAAAAAAACGGCCGCTCAAGGCGACCTGTGTCATGCGGATTCGGCGAGTGCACGCGCGCTACCTAACCTCGATCTTCACGGTGCCAACTGCATCGACCGCGTTGTTGCTGTAGCCTGTTGCATCCTCGGTCGAAGCATCGGAGCCGGCCTTGTACCAGCACCGCCAGCCCGTACGGTCGACGTACCCGGAGAAGTCACCGGGTTGTCCGCTGGCGGTCTGCATGGTGATCAAAAGGTCACGCGTGCCATCAAGCGCGAGCGCGATTTCGTCGGAGACGATCGAAGCACCTGGCGCTAGGAAGAAGCCAGAAGATGTGGAGAACGTCACCTCGACAGGCGCACCGTCGAAGTCGTATTCGTTTCCTGCGTCAGCTGCGACCCCGACGTAGACCTTGGTCGCTGATGCGCCGCCATCGGAGGCATGCGCCTTGAGCGTGAGGCGGATCAACGTCGTAGCGGAATCCGCAATCAGCGATCGATCAACGCGCAGTCGACACGTGTAACCGCCCCATGGGGTGGAGTTGATGTTCTCCACCCACGCATCGACGATCTGCCACGACGCACCGAATCGGTACGGGTTGAGCAGCATCAGGTGGGCCGCCCGACGAGGTACACCTTCAGCCCAGCGCCGGCGATCGTCGATCCGACTGCATCGATATCGATCGTGATCTCGGCGTCATCGGAAAGGCTCGAATTGCTGATAACGGCCGGAGTGACTGCCGTGGTCGAGGTTTTTTCTCCTGCGTCGATCGTGAGCTTCGTAGATAGGATCGATACGCCACTCTCGTTGATGTCAACGGTAACGGCAGATCCGGTTGGCGCTGTCGTGACGCTCGCGCGAACAGCCGTCAGCGTCATGGCGTAGGGCATGCGGAACGTCACCTTTGACACGCCAGTGGTCAACTCCGTCGTCTCGTCTGAGCATGCGACAGGGATTGCATGCGCGTCCGGCACGAACTCGATTGCATTGGCGGCACCGTTCACACGCAGTTGCTTGTTCGCCGCACCGCTGTAACTCGCCGGAGCGTCGGACAGGTTGATGAACGCGCCTCCGATCGCCTGCGCGGTCAGCCCGAACACGTCGACGCCATCGCAGTAGAGCGCACGCGATGCGCCCGCCGTAACGAGCGCCTCGCCGGCACCGGAACACGAGACCGTCGCGTCGTACGCCGTGCTGTTCGTCACGATCAGCAGGCGCCTCACGGAAGCCAGGACGACGCCGAATGCAGCCGTGGGAGACCCGTCCACCAGATTCAGGCGCTGGGCCTCGCGCATCGTCGCGGCGCTGATGCTGTTGGTGCCGTCCGTTACCTCGACGTCGACCGAATCGCAGATCGCGGCGTCGATGTCGCTGAATGCCTCGTTGGCGACGACCTCCTTCTGCGATTGGTTGACGTCGATCAGCTCGATCGCGAGATTCGTGGTAGTCGTCATAGTGTTGCAGTCCCTGCGTGGCCGCGACCGATGCGGCTGCTCATCTGGTACACGGCGACCGCAACGGATGCCTGCGGCGCCCCGAAATCCGACGTTTGCTGTGCGCCGCTGTAGACGACGCTCGGCGTCGTGGCGGTGAGCGTGCGAACGACCGTCGATCCGTCGAGGATGTCGATCTCGTACGCCTCGCTCGGCTCATCGAGCGGTACGTCGATGAGGTCGCGCCATTCAGCGTTGATGCGCGCGCGCCGGATCCAGGTGATCGTGAGATCGTCGCCGGCGCGAGAGCCGTGGATGTGGACGGGCGAAAGCGGCCGAATGCTGTTGCCGGCGAGCGTGAATGCATGGGCCTGCGCATCGGCGACCGACTTACCCGCCGTCACCGCCTTGTAGTGGCGGACCATGCCAAGCGCAGTCGTCGCATGCACGAGCAGAGCCGACGACAACAGGACCACCGCCTCGCCGATGCCGTGCTCCGAAACCGTGGTGCCCTTGCGGCCGCGCAGCAGTCCGGAGAGCCGCCAGACATCCGTGTCGATCAGCTCGGCATCGCGGAACTGCAGGATCTCGGCACCGACGGCCACGGCGTTCGTGCCGTTGTACACGGCAAGACTCGTCGCCGACGAAAACGTGCCGGAGGTCAGCCGCACGTCAACGGTGCTCGTCTCGTCCCAGTGGTTTCCACCGGTCCAATCGCTCAGCACGGAACGCGTCGAACCGATCGTCGCGGGCTGCGTCGTCGAGAACTGCACGGTGTAACTCGTGCCGCCGTCGATCGACGTGTAGAGGCTCGCCCCGGGCCAGCCCTTGTCGCGCGTGTCGCCCGCCATCGCCACGTAGATGAGCAGAGAGTCGTCCGCGTCGCGCAGCGGCGGGATGTCGAGCAGCACGAGGCGCGTGTCGGCGATCGTTGCCGGATCCGCCTGACTCGGCCCGAAGAGACGGGGAGAGCCGCCGGTCAGCACGTCGTAGATGTATCGTTCTTCCGGTGCCCCCTCGCACTCGAGCATCGGCCGCGCGCGCGTAACTGCGTCTATCCGCACGCGGTGATTGCCACCAGCCATCGGCACAAAAACCGCGTCCGCTGGCTCGAGCGCGTCGTAGCTGTGCGGAAGCGAAAACTTAACGCGGTCCTTGCTCGCGTGCGCGTGCAGGAGATTCACGAACGCGATCGTCTGTGCCTGCGCGGCGGTCAGCACGACCGGCACTTCGATCGCAAGCGGCGCTTTCGCAGTGCCTGTCTGTCGCTCGGCTCGCTGAACGCCTACGTCGTACCCGGCATCAGCATCGACGTAGGAGACCTCGACGACTCTCGGTGTCTCGATCTCCTCGACGTGCTCGCGTTCGTAGGCAGGAGCGGGCTCGCTCTCGGTGACCTGAAACATCCGCGCGCCAAGGTTTCCGGCGTCGATCGTTGCAACTTCGGCTGCGCCGCGCTTTCGGACAACGAGTTTCGTGCCGCTCTCGACAGCATCGAAGAAATACGCAGGCTGCAGCGACTGCAGAATCGCACGCGCACTCGTCTGGCGCGCAACCTTGAACCCAGCGACGAGATCGGTCGCTTCCGTGGCGTCCAGATTTTCGGCGGGCAACTCGGACCGCAGGCACACGGCCTCGATGATCGAGCGCAGCGTGACGGGGTTGCCGGTCACGAAGCCGCCTGGAACACGCAGCGCTGCCACTCCATGGCCGCCGAATGCGGTATTCACAGCCGCTACAAGTACGCCGGGTGCGACGTAGTATGGGCGACAAAGCCTACGGTCGGCCGGGATCTCCTCCGAGCAATGGGTCTTCACCGCGTAGGTGATCGGGTCCAGTGTCCACACGTGCAGCGTGTCGGCCGAGTGGCCGAACACGATCAAGCGATCGGACGACTCGCTGTAGGAAAGCTGAAACTTGCCGGCGGTAAACGCCACCTCGGCCGGGATCTCGGTGAAAGGCGTGGCGTAGGCAGTCGGGTTGTCCAGGTCGATCTGCGCGATGAACCGGCCGCGCATGATGTAGCCGCGCGACCGGCGAATCGAGTGGCACACCCGCGCGGACGCCAGAGTCGGAGATCCCAGGCGCCCGGAGATCTCCGTTACCGTTCCGTGGTCGTCGATGTACTCTCGGGCGTCCTCGGGGTTGATGCCGCGGCAGGCGATGTTGAATCCCCACGGCCTGGGGACGTAGTAGACGGTCGGGCTCTCGTTCCAGCGTCCCGACGTGTCCTCGTCGTACCAGCCGCGGCCGCTGACGTCGCCTTGCGAGCCATTGCGTAGCCGGAACAGACGGTAGTTGATATAGGCCGACGTCTCGCTCCAACGTCCTACCTCGCCCAGCGGCGCGCCAGCATCCGGGTAGATCGCGGATACCACACCGTAATAGCCGCCGTTGCCGGCTTGCTCGCCGGTGCCGTCGTCGAAGTCTCCCCAGGTCGGCGAGAGCTTCGCGCGGGACTCGCGCAGCACACCGTTGTCGAGGAGATAGGCGAAGGGCTTGCCCCAGTCCCCAGACACGCCGGTGCCGCCGGCGAACACGTAGAGCATCCCGTTGTCGGGATCGAATGCCAGACCTGCGTAGTCGACCTGGCTGCCCGCCCACGACGGCAGCGCGATCGTCTGCGCCAGAGCCGGAGGAAACGCCGTCGCGTCGTATTCCTCGATCTGCCACGTCGACTTGTCCGCGGCGCGCGAGGCGATATACAGGCGCTTGTTGGATGGGTCGTAAGCGCTGGATGACGAGTCGTCGCCGAACGTGCCATTGCTGCCGGCGTACATCACCTCGCCAGCCGCAGCGGTCTCAGCGTAGAGCGCGTCCGGGCACAGGTCTGCGGTGACGTCCTGCGCAACGATCACCTCGAAGTTCGGCGGACGATTTCCTGAAAACGCGAGCTGCAGACCATCGATGGCAACGATCACCTCGCCCCGGTAGGGGATGGCTGCATCGCCTACCGCAGCCTGATACGTCGGATCGATCCCCTGATCCTCGGTGCCGAGGTACGCGCGCACGGAGCCGGGCTGCAGTAACTCCTCGTCGACGTCGAAATCGACGCCGTTGAACGTCGCGATGATGCGACCGTTGGCCTTGACCTGCAGGACGGCGGCCTGCGGGCCTTCGCACGCCGACAGAAGCACGTTGCAGGAGTAGCTGAACTGCCGTGCCCCGCCGCCACCCTTGCCGCCGACTTCCTCCGAATCCTCGATCAGACCGGACCACCAGAGAATCTGTGCGCCGTGCTGATGCGTGCCGAAGTTCAGCGGTATCGGCTGCCCGATGGCGTTGCTGGAGAACTTTCCGTCCTGAACGCGGGGGCCGTCTTCTCCGCCCGGCGCGAAAATCATCGAGCCGACGATCGAGCCGACCATCCAGCCCCATCCGGCCGCGGTCATGCCGAGGAATGTCGTTCCCGCTGCGATACCGGCTGCAGTCGCAGCAGTACCGGCCGCGTAGGACACTGCGGCGGCGACGGCGAGCTGCGCCACTACGCCACCCCCGGCACGGTGTATGCGGCGACAACCGACAGTTGACCGGGCAGCGAATCAGTCTCGACGACCCTGCGGGCCGGCGCGTAGGCGTGGATCACGCCGCGATCCGTGACGATGCCCATGTGCTGGGGCTCGCTCCCGTAGCGCATGAGCAGAACGTCGGCCGCCTGCGCCTCACGAACGCGCGTCATCAGCCGGTCGCACTCGCGCCGCAGGAAGCCGGCGTTAGGCGTCCTGCCATACCCCTTGACGTCGTAGTCGGTGAGCCCGAGCGCCCAGCACGTCACCAGCACGAGGCCAATGCAATCGACGCCATGGCGGTTGCGCCCCTGGTGCTGCCAGCGCACGTCGAGCCACGTTCGCGCTTCGGCCACGAACTGCTCGCGCGTCACCATCCGCCACCCCAGTCGCTGCCGGAGCCGTCCACAGACGACGGCGGGGTTGCGGCCGGCGTGGAGGCGCCGGGCACGGGGCCCTTGATGAGTTCGTCGTTGACCGGCACGTGCGGATGGCCGCGATGGTTCAGCTTGTTGGCGAACCGCGAGATGCACTGCCCGAGGCTCTTGTTGCAGCCAGCCGTGATCGAGAACGTGTCGCCAGCCGAGATCTGGAACGGCATCGGCCAGAAGAGCGCGACGTTCGTTCCGTCAGAGGTGCCCACGTCCATCGACAGGCCGGCATTGGCGCCAGTCGTCCATGTGACCTTGCCGAAATCGAAGTAGGTTTCCTCGACGAGCGTCAGGCCCGAGGCGGCGAATACGCGCGCATCGGTCGCCGCCGTCACGGTGCCCGTCTGCGTGAACGGCGCGAGATCAACCCCGCACCGGGCATCGCCGAGCGTGGCATCGCAGGCCACGGCGTACACGCGCATCATCGGCTGCTGAAGCGGCGCCGTGAGCCCAAGCAGCTCGGCAACGAACTTGCCGCCCGACTCCTTCACGCGGCCGAGCCAGCCGAAGCGCAGCACGTCCATTCCGGCGGCTACGTTGTCCCACAGGACTTCGGCGACGAAAAACGATGCGCCGTAGTACCGGCCGGCGGTCAGGTCCTCGGCGGTGATGTACGACGAGTCGAACGCGCCTTGCACGTCGAGATCGTCTACAGAGAGATCGCCCGTTGCCTTGATCGTGCTCGGGTCGAACGACGCCGTCGCTTCAAACGTCTCGCCATCAACGGTCAGATCCCGATCGTGCTCGGTGAATCGCAGCACGACGCTATCCTTGCGCTCGATGCGCCAGATCTTGCACAGGCGCGAGCTGCTCGACAGCCGGGCAGCGGTGATGGCGGGGTGGACGGATCTCATTCGCCGATTACCTCGATCAACTTGAGGCCCGGACAGACCCACAGGTAGCCCTTCGAGACGTTCTTCTCGGCAATGCGCCAGTCAAGTTGTGCCTGATTGAAACGCACGCGCATGTCGAACGCGCACGTCGCCTCGATCACCGCGCCATCCGCCGGCGCCGCCGTGAAGGTGACGATGCCCGTCGTACGGCTCACCGACCAGCCAGAAAGCTGCTCGACGCCGTTCACCCACACGCGCACCGAACTGGTGACGGGGGTTTGGATCTCGCGATCGAACGCGGTGGCGCCAACGGTATGCGTCTTGACGAGCTGGAACGTCTTCGTCGCCCCGTCGCCGGTGGCGATTCGCTGCCGGGGCACCGTGTAGTCGGCTGGGTCGCGCAGCGGGAAGGTGTGCTCCTGCCCGCGCATCACGAGGAACCAGTCATCGAACTCGGCGCGAGCGCGGCCGACCTTCGCCGCCATCGACAGATCCCATTCGTAGCGCGGGAAGGCGAACGGCGTGTTGCGCGACTCGCGCTGGTTCCGCGTGGCGACGATCTCGTTGACCCACAGGATCGAGCGCACGGCATCCAGTGCCCACTTCTCGGGGAAGCGTTCGTCGATGAAGCTCATCGCACGCGACTCCCGCGGCCGAGGCGCGCGCCCAGCCCGGCGACGATCTGATTCTCCGAGCGGCGGAAGCTTTCGGCGTCGTTGGCGTAGACCGTCATCTGCACGACCGGACGCTGCTCACCGGCTATCGTAAGCTGCGGATTCGGGCGCACCCGCCCAGCGGCGCCCGCCATCAGGTAGTCCTTGCCGTTGACGCTGAGCATCTCCGTGCGGCGCTCGTTGACGCGATACAGGCCGCCTGCCTCGACCGGGCCGCCGCCGGCGAGTCCCGCCACGCCAAACGGGTTCGCTGCGCTCGCGACGACGGGCACCGGCAATCCTGAGCCGCCGCCGCCACCCGCGCCGAGCAGCCAATTGAGCCCGGCGCCGAACCACCCGCCGATCTCGCCTGTCTTGCCGAAGTCGCCCATCAGCTTGCGCGCCAGCTGCGCCGCCAGCGCTTCGGCGACCATCCGGTCGATCATTCGCTTGAAGCTCCCCGCGATGTCGTCGAAATTGCCCTGCATCGCGTCGTACAGCGTGTCGCCGAAGGCATCCTGAATGTTGCGTGCCGCCTCGATGGCGAACTGATCCATCTCGGACAGCTCTTTGTTGGCGTCGGCAAACATCTTGCGAAGTGCCTCGGCCTGCGCCGGCGTTACGATGCCGGCCTCGAGCATCCGGTTGAGCTTCTCGAGGTTTCGATTCACCTCGCGCTGCGGATCGAGCGTGTCGAGCCACGCCGACGCCTGGTCCTCGAGCGCCTTGCGGCCGTCCTCGCCGAACGTCACCGTCGAGTGCGTGAGCCCCTTCATCGCCGAGTCGTACACCTGCGCGTCGAGCCCGAGGTCGAAGAAGAGCTTGTCGAGGAACTCCATCTGCAGCGCGTACTCGCGCGCGGCGGCGACCTCCGAATTCGAGATCAGGTTCGCGACCGCCTGCCGCGTGCGCGCCGCCTGGTCCTCGATGTCGCCGAACATGGAGCCAGCGCCCTTGCCGCCCTTGCCGCCCGCGCCAGGCACGGTGAAGCGTAGCGTCGGCTTCGTCTTCGTGGGCGCCGGCGGCCCGACGAGATCACCTGCGGCGAACGTCTCGCGCAGCGTGCGACTGAGCTTCGCGCCGTCGTAATTGATGAGGTCGTCGAGCTGCGCGTTGAAATCAGCAACCGTCTTGTTTCGATCGGCCAGTGCGTCGGCGAGATCCTTTCGATTCGACTCGAACAGGAACCCGCCGAACATGTTCTTGGCTACCGTGCCACCGAGCTTCACGTCCGAGAACGCGGCGCCGAAAGCGTTGACCGTCACGCGCGCAGCCTTCGCCGCGAACACGAACGACTCGACAACGACGGCCATCGCGACCGCAGCGTTCTCCGACCATCGGCGAATCGAGCCATCGGCGGCGAGCGTCTTCAGCGCACCGCCGGCGCCCATCGATTCGCGAAGCACGTTTCCGATTTCGGTCGCGAGCGTCGAGGCCGCCGGGATTGCTTCGGCAGTGACCACCTGCACGAAGCCGGCGATCTCCGATTTCAGGCGGTCGTACTTCTTCGCGTAGTCGTCGGCCGCTGCGATCTGCTCTTTCGTCAGGCGCAGGTTCCGCCCGCCGGTCTCGGCCAGGTCGTTCAGGAACGGGATCAGCTCGGCGCCTGCGCGGCCGAAGAGCGCAACGGCGACCGCCGTCTTGCCGGCGCCATCCTCGAACCCCGCCAGCGCCTGCGCGACGCGCTCGAGTTGCGCGACCGGGTCGAGCTGCTTGAACTCGTCCAGCGGCACGTTGATCGCCGCGAGCGCCGCGCCGACGCCCTTGCTCTCGTCGTCGGCCTTCGCCAGCGCGTCAGTGAGCTTCACCGACGCGCGCGCGACCGTGTCAAGCCCCTGTCCGCTCAAGTCGGCAGCGAGCTGCAGCCCGGCGACCGCCTCGGCGGTATCGCCCACCTGGTCAGCGAGATCCTGATACACCGCGATCGCACCGGCCGCCTTCCCGAGCACGGCCAGCGCACCACCCGCGGCGACGCCGACCGCAGCGAACACGCCCACCATGCGCGTCGTCGTCGCGGTGACGTTGCGCACGAACGCACGCGCCTGGTATTCGCTCTTCGTCAGGCCGTCGACGAACTGCGCCGCGTCCAGCCCAAGCGAGACAACCAGGCTGCCGAGAGACGATGCCATGCCTCAGTCCTTCGCGTTGCGCGGCGAGAAGTCGAATGCTTCCTTCGCCGCTTCGAGCTCGTCTTCCGACGGCTCGGCATCCGGATCGAAAAGGAAGTCCGCCAACGTCGCCTCCTGGTTGTTGCCCATCGTCCGCGCGATCAAGAGCGCGATCTGCGCGAGGTAGAACTCGATGCGCCGCGTCGGCAGCATTCGACGTGCGGCGTAGACCTGCCAGCCGCGGAACTCGCGCTCGGTCATCACGCGCGCGAGCGTCGTCGTCGGCATCCCGAGCTCGAGCGCCAGGTCGTGCAGGAACTCCCGGCGCGGCGTCAGTTTCCCGGGTCGGCGCCCTTATCCGAGACGGCGAGGATCCGGCGCAGCAGCGGCCACGGCTGCTTGGCGAGGAGCTTGACGTGCTCCTCGTTCGCCGGATCCAGCAGCGCGTTGCCCTCGGCGTCGCACAGCACGCGCGCAACGCCGCGCGCGATCTTGTGCTTGTCCTTCGCACCCTCGGTGTCCTCGGTCTGCGCCTCGATCTCTTCGACCGTGACCGAGCGCACGAAGACCTCTCCCCAGCCAGGCACCGTCACCGGCCGAGGCGCTTGTGCAGCCGTCGCCTGCATCGCGGCAATCAGGTCCTCGCGGTTCATGCGAAGTCCGCCCGCGGCCCGGTGTTGCGCATCGTCAGCGACCCGACCCACAGGCCGCCGACGCCGGCGTTCTCGCTCGTCTGCTGGATGTAGCCGAGCTGGACCATCGTGCCGCCGGACTTGGGCAGCGTGACGCGCGTGGCGATCTTGTCGCCCGAGTCGTACGCTTCCTGCACAGCGAGTTGCACGGCGGTGCGCGGCGCGAAGTTGTAGTCGATCTGCGTCGTGCCGTAATCCGGCAGGCCGATCTCGAACTCCTGCGCCGTCGAGCACGCCGAGGTCGCCGGGATCTCCGGCGAAGTGCCGCCCTGGCGGTTGTAGTTCGTCAGCTCGCAGAAGTTGGAGAACGTCGCCTTCTGGATCTCGCCGCCGCTCGTGTACGCGCCGTAGCTCGCACCGCTCACGTCGGCCAGCTCGAAGGTGTCGTTCGTCTTCGCTTGCACAATGAAAATCTCGTCGTTCAGCTCGACCATCCCGAGCACGCCCGTGATCTTCACGACGTCGCCATCGGACAAGCCGTGCCCGGCCGCCGTGACCACGGGCGGATTCGCCGCGGTGACGCCGGTGATCGCGGGGTTCGGCGAATCCTCGTCGAAGCCGGTGATGATCTGAAACGTCGAACCGTGGAACTTGTGACGCTTTCCGCCTGCCATGTCGGCCTCCTGAAGAACAAAAGGCCGCACGAAGGCGGCCGAGAAGAAACCCGCTCGAGGCGGGGAATCAGGTACTGAGGTACACCAGGTAGTCGAGCGCGACGCGGTTCGTCTTTGTCGCCTCGTCGTAGTCGTTGAACTCGCCGGCCCATGCGTACTCGGCGCCGAGCGCGGTCATCGCCGCCTTCACCGACGCCCGCAGCGTCTGGATCGCCGTCTCGCCGGCGGAGGCCGCGTGCGCCACGTCGACCTGCAGCCGGAAGTCCGCGCCCTCGTCGCCGCCGTCACCGCACGCATCCGGGTACGGCACCGCGCTGACGACCGACAGTCGAATCGCCGGCCACGTCGGCAGGCCCGAAGGCTGCAGGAACGTGCGCGTGTAGACGCGATTGCCCACGAGCGGGCGCAGCGCGGCGACGACTGCCGTCAGCAACTGCGCCTGCGTCGTCATCGCTTCACCCCTTTCGCTGCCTTCTTCACCGCGGCCGCGATCCGGCGCTCGCCGGTCTTCTTCATCGCCTGCACGGCCTGCATCCGGTTCGCATCGAACGCCGGGCGCAGGAACGGCTGCGGTGCGTGGTGCACGGTGCCGAACTCCTGCAGGCGCCCGTAGCGCGCGGCGTATCCGTCTTTCTTCTTGCCGCGAACGGTTACGATGTGCGCCGACGTGAGGGTCGTCTTGTTCTTCGAGACCTTCTTCGCGACGATGTTGCGCTTGAGGTTCCCGGGCTGCACGAGAACGCCGTCCACCTCGTGCGGCACGTCGTGCTCGGGCGCACGGCGGATCGCGTCCTCCTTGACCACCTTCGCAGCGGCACTCGTCATCGAGCCGGCGATCTTCAGCGACGTTTCCCGCCCGAGCGCGCGCATGGACTCGCCCAGCTCGCGCAGCCCTTCAACCCGAACGACGGTGCGCGCCATCAAGGCCTCACGAACGACAGCCACGTGTCGGCGACGTGCACGATCTCCTCTCCGCGCTCGCACAGGTCGTTCAGCGTCTGCGTCACCTCGACCTGCGGCAACCCGTTGTCGTCGTGGAAGATCACCATCCCGCCCGGGCGCAGCACCTGGCGCGCGAGCGTGTAGTCGTGCTCCACGCACACCCGCGAGTGGTCCGCGTCGATGAAGACGACGTCGGCCATCGGCAGATCGTCGGCCACGAGATCCAGCGTGCCGTTCGGGCGCACGATCAGCTCGAAGCGGCGATCGGAGCGCACGAGGCGCCCCGGCGTTGCCGGCACCTCGAGCCGCTGCACTGGCATGCGCGAGCGATAGCCGGGCGTGACGTCCACGCCGACGTATCGCCAGATCGAGGCGATGTTTCGAAAGGCTGCCGCCGCGTTGCGGCCCTCGTGCACCCCGAACTCGATTACGATCTCCGGCGATACCGACTCGACCAGGTGCAGCCAGACGTCCAGCTCGCCGGCGTTGAAGAAGCGCCGCGGAAGCCCCGTCGTGTCGTAGCCGCGTGGCGTCACCTTCACCGACGGCCGGTTGCGTTCGATCTTCAAGCAGCCTCCCGCAAGCTCATGAACTCGTCGACGCGCTGCGCCGCCGCGGCCAGGTCGATCGCCTTGCGGCAGCTGTGCTGATGCTGAAAGCACTCGCACGGCTCGATCGGATCGATGCCGAGGTAGGGCGTGAAGCGCGCGCCCAGGGAAAACGACCGGCTCGACTCGTAGCCGCCGAAGACGCACACGACCGGCGTTCCGACCGCCTGCGCCAACGGCGCGGCGAAACCCGGCGAGCACCAGACGAGCGAGGCGAGCGAGAACAACCCGACCAGCGCCTCGAAGTGCAGCTCGCCGGCGTGGAACGTCGCGTCCGCCTGAATCGGCTCGCTCACCATCCACTCCACCCGCGGCACGAGATCGGCGACCGACACAACGAAGTAGCGCTCGCGCACGCGCGCGAAAAGCTCGGCGTAGGCCCGCGTCTCCGGATTACGCGCGCGGCACCCGCCCCACTCCGTGCGCTCGACGAGCGGCCGGTAAACGAGGATCGGGCGATCGGTCGCGCCCACGATTCGGCGCGCCTGGTCGCTCCATTCCTGCGGCACCGGCAGCCGGAAGTCGGCGCGCTCTGGATCCACCCCGGCGTTCGCGCACATCGCGGCGAGCACCGATCCCGTATGGCGAACGTCCTGCGGCGCGTACCAGATGCGCAGCTGCCCGCCGATCGCCGGCGCGCGGCGAAAGAGCCCCGCCTGGCGTCGCGCGTTCTTCAGCTGCGTACGCAGGCTCGTGCCCTTGGCGACGCACCGGATCGCCGGCATGTCGTGATAGACGCTCGGCCACGACGTCTCGAGCCAGATCTCGTCGTGACGCTCGGCGAGCTGGCGCAACACGCCGCGCTGATGCAGGTTGTCGCCCAGGCCGTGCATGCCGCGAACATACAGGCGACTCATCCCTCGTTGACCCCCGCCGTGACCGGAAGCGTGATGTGCTCGCGGCCGGACTTCGCATCCGGCAGCACGCCGGCGATGTTGTAGACCGTGTCGCCGTGGCGGATGCGCATCGTCGCGTCGAGCCCGTCCATCCAGCGGATCGTGATGCGCGCCGTGACCTCGCCGTGCGTCTGGTTCGCCGAGAGGAACTCGCGCGCGGACAGCGGCGCGACCTCGGCCGGCACGGCGGTTGCGAACGGCGCCCAGGTGAGCGACGACCCGCCCATCGGATCCTCGACCAGCGTGCGCTCGTCGATGTCAATGCGGTGGCGCAGGCGCTGCGTCTGCATCAGACCCCCAGCCCCACGCGGTACGGCATCAGGAGCGTCTCGGCCGCGGCGCGCAGCTTCGCCATCTCGTCTGCGCCAACGGCGTCGTACCTGGCCTGCACGAGCAGGTAGATCGCTGTGCGCGCGTCACCGGCGATCGGGTCTTCCGACGACGGCACGTCCTCCGACACCGGGCTTTCCGCTTCCTCGCTCGCGTACTCCGGCGGGTAGTCCACCGGCAGCGTTGGGAGCTGCGTGCGGTTGAGGAAGCGCTTGGCCTCTTCCTCGCTGGCATCGAGCAGCGACTGGATCAGCGCATCGTCGGCGTCGTGCACGACCCGCAGGTGCGCCTTGACCTCCTCGAGCAGCACGACACTCATCGATCACCCCCGAGCGCGGTTTCGAGCGGCACGAGCGGGAAACACCGCAGCGCCGTCTCGCGCGTCGCGTTGACGACCTCGACGCCCTCGGCGGCGAGATCCTCGGCGAGCCGCGTGAAGCGCGGCACCCAGTTGCGCACGGGTGGCTTCACGCCCTTCTTTCCCGGATGGTCGCCGTGCCAGTGGCCCTTGCCGCCGGTGTGCTGCATGTCGAACCCCAGGAGAACGATGCGGCGCGCGCCCCACAGGAACGCGAGGTTGATCGCCTGATAGCCGCTGTTGCCGCCGAGGTGCACGACGTCGCGCCCGAGGCCCTGCTTCGCGTCGCCCTTCGCGCCATTCAGGCCGTGCTTCTTCACCGCGCCGTTCTCCA